CCAGAAGCTATTCAGGAAGCGGACGAATTGTTGGGCAAATATGAGTTACAGAATCATTCAGGCGAGGCGAAACATGAATAATTTCTTAACTTTCCATGCAGAAGCAACGCCTGACGGCGTAAACATCATGTACCGCAGCAACGATGGCATGACAGAACGCGTTGAGACCGTCTCATATATTGATGCCGTAAATCGTCTGGATGCCGGGGATTATGACGATAAACCAGATGAAGGCATGTTTATACATCTCGCTATTGCCAGTGGCGGCAACCAGGGATATTTCGATTACACATCACAGCATCACGTGATTATGTGGCGCTGGCTGATAGCAACAGCATTCATCAATGAAATGAGAAAGGAAAACGGCACTGTCAGCATCATTGATGATACTGGCAATCCTTCCGAAGTGGCTGTTTATTCCAACGGCATCGTCGCCATGTCGCTGTATCCAGTAGCAGAGCGCCTCGCTATGGCAAACAACATTGAGGGCGCGATGATAGAACGTTTTGGCATCGAGTCTGGCACAGAACGCGCCATCATTTTCTACAGAGCCATGATGGATGTGGAACAAGGAGCACTGACTCCATTTGGTCGTGAAACGCTTGCTGAACTTCACAACAGCTTTATAGCTGAACTGAATGAAAACGGCATGCCAGCGGAACCAGTGACGCACTGAGGATGGAGCCATGATTACTAAAAATTTCCGACTGAATGCGCTGGCAAATAAGTATGCGTCAGCACTGTATAACCACATTACCTCCACCAGCGGCGGGGACTATTTCATGATTGATGCGGACGGAGAGGCCGTCCGTGTGGAAATCGTCAATGGAGTAAAAGGCGTTCGCAGCCTGATCGATAGCTACACACTGGCAGCCATGAAAGTGTTCTACCCGCAGTGGGAAACCGTGGGGATCGAGCTTCTTGATCGTTGCGTCACTAAGGACAGATTGACTGACGTCGGGCGTGAGATATGGCAAAGCATGGTTAATGACATGGGCGCAACTGTAGCGGGAGGTTCTCATGCGTGAAAATGTAGAAATGGCGCTTAGCTCCGCAATCGGAGAGCAGGTGGCAAAGATTGCTGGTGCTGTGTGGATTCATAACCTTCATTCTACTGGTGAAGAGAAAATGGCAATTCAGACGCCAGAGGGACGCACCATTACTACATCTCTGAAGCCGTCAGATGTTTGTGATCTGATTTGCGCATTCATGTACCCAGCAATGAGGACTGTCCACGGCGATAAGTGGAAACTTGCGACAACCGCTGAATTTGATATGTGGCTAAACAATGATGGCATGCTGACTGATTACGGAATAACCAAGTGGCAGATGCTGGTTAGCCATATCGCAAACGCTATAGACCACGTGGGGTACGGTGATGCGAAACATTGATCTTATCCGTCAGGTTATCAGTGCGTCTGAAAACAACTGGCCTCATGTGCTGGGCTGCCTGAACATAAATGTCCCTGACTCTCCGCGCCGTCATGCTCCCTGCCCTGCATGTGGTGGAAAAGACCGTTTCAGATTCGACGACAACGGGCGCGGTAGCTTTATCTGCAACCAGTGTGGCGCTGGTGACGGGCTGGATTTAATCAAGCGGGTTAACAACTGCGACACCACGGAGGCGGCACAGCTTGCCGCTGACGTGCTGGGTATTGATTACCGGGCAGCGCAAACCGACCCGGCGGCAGCGAGCCATAGAAGAGAGCAACTGGAAGCCGACCGCCAGCAGCGTGAGCAGGAGCGCCAGAAACAGGCAGCAGAGGACGCAGAGCAGCGAAGGGCTACGTTTGCCCATCTGTATGCCGGAATGCGCCAGAGTGCCACACAGGGCGAATCTGATTACCTGCAATCAAAAGGGCTGACCGGGTTTAACTATCCGGTTATGCCGGATGGTTCGTTATTGCTGGAGCTGGTGGACGAATCCGGCGCAGTGGCAGCAGCGCAAACCATTACACCGCAGGGAGAGAAGCGACTCCTGACAGGTTCAGCAAAGCGCGGGGCATATCACGCCGTAAACGCGCCAGAATCGCCGCAGAGCGTTTTAATTGCCGAGGGGCTGGCTACCGCTCTGTCTGTTCACCTGATGCGCCCGGACGCGCTGGCAGTGGCAGCAATTGACGCCGGGAACCTGATCCACGTTGCCGGAGTAATGCGCCGGAAATACCCGCAGTCGCAAATTATTATCGCCGCAGATAACGACCACCCTACAGCAGCCTCCGAAACCGGAGCCACCAACATCGGGAAGGAGGCCGCAGAGAAAGCAGCTTTATCCGTGGCTGGCTGGGTATCGCTGCCACCGACTGACAGCAAAGCTGACTGGAACGACTACCACCAGCAACACGGGCTGGAAGTCGCTACGGCTGCGATTAACGATTCGATGTACCGGCCGCAGGGGGAATGCGTGAAACCACAACTACAGGCCATTGCTGGCGGTAAATCCCGCCGTAAAGCCGATGTCGGAGATATTGCACAAATGGCAGCCAGCCAGAAAGCGCGGTTGCTTTCATCTCGATGGGATATGTTGGCGGTTAACCCAGATAGTGGCACTGTTTACTGCTACGAATCTGGCGTATGGGTGAAGCTACCAGACAGCGAATTAGAAAGGGTTATGGTGGCAATTTTCGACGAGCACGAAGCCCACTACACCGAAAAGGGGATTAAATCGGTTGTCGCAACCATGAAGCTGCAAATACCGGTAATTGGTGAGCGGAGCGGGGATCTGATTGGTTTTGATAACGGCGTTTATGACCTCGCTACGCAGACGTTTTCCGCCCATTCGCCGGGTAACTGGCTGATGAACCACAATGGGATCACCTACACCCCGCCAGCGCCGGGGGAAAATATTACCACCAGCGCCCCCAATTTTACCCGTTGGCTGAATCATGCAACGGCTGGCGACCATCATAAGGCCGAGCGTATCAAAGCAGCCTTGTTTATGGTGCTGGCGAAGCGTCACGACTGGCAGCTATTCATTGAGATAACTGGCGAGGGCGGCAGTGGGAAATCCGTATTCAGCAGCATAGCCGTATCACTGGCAGGTGAGCACAACACAGCCAGCGCCAGCATGGGAGCGCTAGACACAGCCAGAGGGCGGGCGCAGCTTGTAGGAAAAAGCCTGATTATCATGCCAGACCAGACCCGCTATGTTGGCGAAGGCGCAGGGATAAAGGCCATTACAGGCGGCGACCCAGTAGAGATTGATGGTAAGTATGAAAAGCAGTTCACCACCGTGCTAAATGCCGTTGTTCTCGCAACCAACAACGAACCAATGACCTTTACCGAGCGCAACGGGGGCATTGCCCGCCGCCGTGTGATATTCCCGTTCGATAATCCGGTATCAGAAGCGGAGAAAGACCCCGACCTGACAGCGAAGATCTGCCGTGAAATGCCGGTAATTATTCGTCACTTGCTGGCAATGTTTGCCGACCAGAACAAAGCTAAAGCGCTTTTAATCGAGCAGCGCGATTCCGCAGAGGCGTTGGGCGTTAAGCGCGGGACAGATCCGGTCATAGACATGTGCGCGGCCTTGTATTTTATGAACGAGCCGAAGGGAATGATGATGGGGGGAGGAACGTGGGCAGGACAGCCAGAGCCGAGAACTTACCTGTATCACCTTTATTTGGCCTTTATGGAATATCACGGGCTAGGGAAGCCGCTTTCCGTCAACAAGTTCTCACGGGCGATTAAATCAGCCGCCAGAGAATACAGGGCTAACTACCTGACACGCAGCATTAACGGCAGAGCGCAGACGAACGTTGGGATCAATGAGTTGGCGGAGGAGTTTATACCGCGAGCATATGGCAGCAGCACCGCCGAAGGGGGTGATGAATAGTTTACCCCTGATTTATCCCTACCTATCCCTACAAAGTCATTTAAGGCCAGTAATGACGGGGCTTGTAGACTGGTAGGGATATATATATTTATCCCTACATATCCCTACATATCCCTACTAAACAAGAAGCCACGCATAACCGTTTTTTGGTATTTGGTAGGGATAGGTAGGGATAAGTAGGGGTAGAAAAACAATGCCCTACCAGCCTGAAAGCCGCGCCACATATGGGTTTTATCGATTGGTAGGGATTGGTAGGGATATTACACCCCCAAAAAGATTCACAGGGGGGGTATGATTCAGCTAAAGGGCGAAAAAATGAACGAACATCATAAAAAGCAGATCGAAGTTGTTAGAGAGATTGAAGCGCAGGGGTTCACCGCGCAGGAGGCGGCGGCCTTGTTACTGGCTGGCGAATTATCCCGACTAAATGACAGCATGGACTACCTGAAACGAGCCGCTGGGAATATTGACGACACGTTATCAAGAATGGAGTGCGCTTAATGACAGCACAAATTTCAGCATACGGGCGGCTGGTGGACGAGCCGCAGGTAAAACAGACCAGCAAAGGCACAAGCATGACGCTGGCACGCATGGCGGTATCAGTGCCGTGCCATAACGCAGACGACGGGCAGGCGACGCTATGGCTTGCCGTAACTGCCTTTGGCAGACAGGCCGACGCACTGGCAAAGCACCACAAAGGCGACCTTGTGAGCGTGGCGGGTAACATGCAGGTGAACCAGTGGACAGGCCAGAACGGCGAAACGCGGCAGGGCTGGCAGGTTATCGCAGACAGCGTAATCAGTGCGCGAACGGTGCGACAGGGAGGCAAAAATAGCCAGCGGGGACAGGCGACGGACGCGCTGAGACGTGCGCAGCAGTCAACCCGTGATGAATACGACCAGCGCCCACCATTCGACGATGAAGCGCCATTCTGAGGGGGGGGGGTGAACATGGTAAAC